TTCGCTGAGAACGCCAAGATGCAGGGCGACGGTATGCGCGACGCTGGTATGGTTATGCGCGGCGACAAGATGAAGGTCATGGATGCCAACAAGGGCGCTGAGGTAAGTGCTGTTCCCGATCAGGACAAGGGCGAACTGAAACCTTTGTCATCGAAGCCATCTATGTCTTATCAAAATGCAAGCATCGATGAGATGAAGACTGATGCTTTAAAGGGCGGCGCTAATCTTCCTAAGATGGATCCCAACGCTGTGCCACGTCCGATGGGCGACGCTGAGACTAAGCCGAAGCGCACTCGGTCTACAGGCAAGGATGCTCCCGCACGTAACACGGCACCCAACAGCCAAGGCACAAAACCTGCTGAGCCTAAGGATTCCACAGCTAAGCGAGTGGTCATACCTAATAATCCTCGTCCTCCTGCGGATAATGCAACCCGTAAGACTAAGCCGGGTGCCCGTGGTGGAGACGCAGAGACACGTAAGTCAAAGCCGTACCCAGCAGAACAAGCAGTCCAGAACCTCGGTAAGAGATTCAAGGAGGCTGACGATGCTTACAAGAAAGCTCCCAACGCTGTCAACAAGCAGATGAGGGACGAAGCTTTGAAGCGGTACGAGAAGGCAGCAAAAGAATCTAAGAGGTAATGTGTGTTAAACCAAATCAATATAGAAACAATTAACGCTCTCGCGCAACTGCAAGGCAACCTTCACTTCGAACAAGTGAAACAGTGGCTTGCAGAATCCCTGAGAGAACTGGACGAGATCACCCCACAGACCAAGGACGAAGTTCAACTTCGCTGGAACCAAGGTGCTCAACAAGTTCTCTCTACCTTTCTACAGAAAGCAAATGGGGCGGAAGAGACGATTAGAAAGATTCGGTCGAGATAATCGACGATCCCTAAGCTAACAGGGTTGAGTTAGCAATAATGAAAATCTTAGATAACCTGACGAGGCTCTGAGACTCATGGAGAACTTATGGCAATCCCACGCAAAGTACGCGAAGCTGAAGAACGAGCAGAAGCTCTGCACAAACAGTTTTATGAGAACCAACCTGTGCCTGAGCCGAACCCGGAACCACCTACACCTGATCCTGAACCGGATCCTACACCACCATCTGACCCTGCACCAGATCCAAATCTGGAACAAGGGAATGGCGGGATTCCACCACAACCGGAGCCGCCAGCCCCGCCTGAGGATGATAAGTGGGAACACCGTTACAAGGTAATCGAGGGTAAGTACAGGGCCGAAGTTCCTCGTATGGCCGCGGAAAACAAAGAGCTTAGGTCACAACTGGCCGAGCTTGCAGCACAAGTCGAAAGTTTGAAGAGTCAGGCAGAAGCAACCAAAGCCCCACTCATCACTGATGCCGACAAAGAGAAGTACGGAGAAGATCTGCTCGATGTTATACAAAGAGCAACTCAACAAGCTACCACCGCAAAGGACGCGGAGATTGCTGAGCTTAAACGTCGTATGGAGCAAGTAGTTACATCTACTGCAAAAACGACCGAGGCCAGCTTCTATGATCGTCTGAACGCGTTGGCACCTAATTGGGTATCACTCAACTCCGACGAACGCTTCTTGAGTTGGCTGGATGAATATGACGAGCTTACAGGTCGCACACGCCAAGACCTCCTTGAGAGTGCTGAACAAGAGCGGGATGCCGAACGTGTTGCGCGCTTCTTCCAGAAGTATGAAGCAAGCAAGCAACCCGGTGTGTCATCACCAGCTCCACTAGCCCAAAAGGATAAGCACCAAGTACCTGACAGTCACAATAGCAGACAGTCTCCTGCCGCGAAGAGATACTTCACGCGCAAAGAGATTTCTGATTTCTATTCGGCTTGCAGGGATGGGCGCATATCTTCTAAGGATATGGTGGCGATGGAAGCAGAAATCCACGCCGCATCCATTGAGGGTCGTATTCGTTAACCCTTAATCGCGGCGTACAAACTTTTTTATTTAGGAGACTAATATGTCTGTACCCGCAAGTGGTGGCTATCCTCAGTATAGCTACAATACAAACCCAAGTGGCTCAGCCTTTATTCCAGAGATCTGGTCTGGCAAGCTGCAAGTTAAGTTTTACAAATCGACCGTTCTGGCCGAAATCACCAACAACGATTGGGAAGGTGAGATCAAGAGCATGGGCGATACTGTCCATATCCGTTCGATCCCAACAATCACCATCCGTAACTACGAGAAGGGTCAAACCCTGACCACTGAGGCACCTACCTCTACTCCGATTGATCTGTTGATCGACAAGGGTAAGTACTTCGCCGTAGTCGTGGATGACGTTGATGAAGTTCAGGCAGACGTGAAACTGATGGACATCTTCTCGAACGACGCATCCGAGCAGATGAAGATCGCAATCGACAATGACGTTCTGAACAACGTAGCTGCCGACGCTGCTGCCGCTAACAAGGGCCCTGATGCTGGCGCTATCTCTGGTGACATCGATCTGGGCGAAACTGGTGCTCCGATCCACATCACTACGACTAACGTCCTCGAAAAGATCCTTGACGTTGGTCTGGTTCTCGACGAGCAGAACGTACCTGAAGATGGTCGCTGGATGGTTATCCCTTCGTGGATGGCTCCTCTGTTGAAGAACAGTGACCTGAAGCAAGCTTACCTTACTGGTGACGACACCTCGCCGCTGCGTAACGGTAAGATTGGTATGGTTGACCGTTTCACTCTGTACACAACCAACAACCTGAATGTTGTTGCCGATACAGTTGACGCATGGCACGTCCTCGCTGGTACCCGTGATGCAATCTCGTTTGCTTCGCAGATCACCAACGTGGAATCTCTGCGTTCGACCAGCACCTTCGGCAACATCGTTCGTGGCCTGAATGTTTATGGCTACAGCGTTGTGAAGCCTGAAGCTTTGGTCGATCTGTATGTTTCCAAAGTTGCTATTCCCTAATTAGGGGGTAGGGAGGGGGCTCTTACACGGGAGCCTCTTCCCATTTTTTTATCTTTAGAGGATTTATGGCTATTCAACCTACACCGCGTAACATAGAACGCAGTAAGTTTCGTTTACTTAAACAGACCAGCTCAGGCGCGATTTTTGCTTGGAACCCGGAGCTTGCCAAACGCCCCGATATGGTTGAGTGGAAACACCCCACCCGAGAGGTAGGCAGCAGAGGCGCAACAAAGCAAACGCCCGACGAGATCAAGTTAGAGTCTGTTGCTCAACAAGAAGAGCAGGAGCCCACTATTGCTGAAATGGCAAAAGCTGTATTAGCCAAGAGCAAGAAATCCAAAACTGAAGAATAATGGAAGTGAGGCTGCATGGGTGGCCTCTCTTTAAGGAGCGTCATTATGCGTAGCCTCATACTTGCTTTAGCTATTTTGGCAACACCGTTTGCATTGGCTCATGAGCTTGCTGAAAAGCATGTGCATGCCAAGTACTTCAAGAACAACGTAGGTGGCTGGACTGTCATCACAGACAAAACCAAGTGGTGTGGTGGCATGAACGCTTTCGATGGTTACGCCTTCTCATCTGTTGGCGACAAGACTAGGTTCTGCTGGTTGCCTAGGGGTAATGCCGTTGTCGTAAAGTTTGAGGGCGAGAGTAATACTGGCGTATGGCCTATGGATGCGTTTGAAGATTTAGAGCCAGAGCTTGAGCCAGATGTTAATGTCTTATTCCCTGAGAATAGTAAGGATCTCTAATGTCTAAGAAGAAGTGGATTCAAGATGCCATACAGAAGCCGGGTTCTCTTCGCAAAGCGCTGGGTGTCAAGAAGGGTGAGAAGATCCCTGCGGAAAAGTTGGAGAAGGCAGCTAAGGCCCCGGGAAAGCTGGGACAACGTGCTCGTCTTGCGAAAACACTTAAAGGGTTTAAAAAATGAAGAAGAAGGACTCTAGGCTAGAGCGCGCCGGGGTCAGTGGTTACAACCAACCCAAGCGCACACCCGATCATCCAACCAAGTCACACGTTGTTGTGGCTAAGGTTGGGGAGGAGGTAAAGACGATACGCTTTGGACAACAGGGCGTGGTAGGTGATAGACAGCCAACCAAACGTCAAGCTTCATTCAAAGCACGTCACGCGAAGAACATCGCCAAAGGCAAAATGTCTGCGGCCTATTGGGCAGACAAAGTTAAATGGTGAATAGATGGCAACTTTTCAGACAGTCATAGATGATGCGAGAGTAACTCTCAATGACGTAGATGCTGTTCGTTATAGCACTGCGGAGTTGATGAGTTTCTGCAACGACGGTATTCAGGAAGTCTATCGCATTCGTCCTGACTTCCTGTTAGGCAACTACACCGCAGCAGATGTTACTTATATTGAAACAGATCAAATTCCAATCCCACTTAAGTTCCAGAACCTACTGAACTACTATGTGGTATTCCGAGCAGAATTGCGCGACGATGAGTACTCTGCCGAAGGTCGGGCTAGTGCGATGCGTTCACTATTTAAATCGGAGTTAACCTAATGAAAAGCCATAACGATTTCTTAGACTATGTAATGCCGCATGTTCCGGGTGCCACGGTCAATATGGCTTTGCATGAGATCAAGAGTACGATCATAGACTTCTGCGAGAAGAGCTTGATCCTACAAGAAACTCTCGATCCAATTGCTGTAATAGCAAACACAAGTGACTACGACCTTGAGCCGCCAAGACACAGATTGGTTGTTAAGATACTAAGGGGCTGGTACAAGAACAGAATGCTAGATGCTGAGAGCACAGACAACATCAACGATGCAACTCTGTACAACAAGCATATCACTGATGTGGTCACACGCAAGGGCGATCCGTTTGTAATAATGCAAAAGGATCCACGTACCTTTACGCTGTACCCGGAGCCAAGCGAAACAGTTGCTAGTGCAGTAACTTTGCGCGTGGCGCTAAAGCCCACAAGAGCGGTTGACACAATCGACGACTTTATCTTTGAGGACTACGCTGAGACTATCGCTCACGGTGTAATCTCAAGGATGGCACTCTCCCCTGACAAGCCTTACTACGATACTAAGTTGGCTGTTGCAAGGGACGCTTTGTACCGCGCTGGTTTGAACGTGGCTCGTGACCGTGCATTGAAGTCATTCGTGCGCGCCAACAAACATGTCAAGTTACGGAGAATCTAATGTCGGTAGATAAAATAAGATTAGTGCAGGGGGACACTCGGCCTACCCTGATCTGTACTTTGACAGATGAAACCTCGGGCGAACCCATAGTTCTCAGTGGCGCTACTGTCCTGCTTAAGTTCCGTCAAGTTGGCTCGACCACTTTGACCGCAACCATAACGGGAAGCGTTACTAATCCTACTGGTGGCGTTGTGGCTTTCTTCTGGACTGATGACCCTACCGCCCTTGATGGCCCACCCGGCGATTACGAGGGTGAGATCGAGATTACGTTTGGTGACGGTAGCAGACAAACTGTATACGACTTACTAAAGTTCAAACTACGTTCGGAGTTCTAAGATGACAACAGCGAGGGTTTCGTATGTCCTCGCCTCTGCCCTCACAGCGGAAGTCAATGTAGTAAGCAGTATCTCCGTAGAAGCCCTCAACGTAGTTGTTGAAAGGGTTCTTGTTCAAACCGCTGTAGCGGCGGGATATGCTAATGCTACGGTGTCTAGGGTTGTACCAGAGGCGCTGGTTGATTACGTTCTAGCAGAGTCCACCGCTTTCCTAGATGAATTGCAGCGGTGGAAGAAGTTTCGGGAAACAGTTAACGCTAGTGACATAGCGGCAATCTCTGTATCTAAATCATTAACAGAAAGTGTGGGCGTTACTGATAGCCCAGCAGTTGACGTAAGCAAGAGTCTCACTGATTCTGTTAGCGTAACTGAAACACTAGTTATTACAATTATATTTATCCGTAACCTAGCGGATAGCGTAACTACAACTGACAGCATCCAGTTCATCAATACTGTGAAAGGGCTGTCTGACAATGTAGCTACAACCGAAACAACAGTCAAAGACTTTTCCAAAGCTCTAGCGGATCAAGCAACGCTAACTGATGATGCTGCACTCTCAACGAGTAAGCCATTAGCAGATAGTGTGTCGCCTTACGATGATTCGTTCTGGGCTTTTGCCAAGGCTCTGGCTGATGGGGTTGATGCGTCTGACGCTCTGAACAATATCGTATTCGATAAGGTTCTGTCCGACAGCGCGTCGATCACAGAAGCAAAGGCGATTGATGTAAGCAAACCTTTGACTGATGCTGTAAGCCTGTCCGACTTGTTTGATAGGCAAGTACAATACAGTAGATCGTTTACCGATACTGCGACGGTGACTGAGGCGCTAGTAAGTTCTTTTAGCAAATCACTGCAGGATTCGGCAACACCATCTGATAGCCCGGCTTGGCATTTCTACAAAGCCGCATCGGATAGCGTCACCGTAACAGACAGTATCATTTCGATAATTATCGTAAGTGGTGCTACACAATTAGTTAACAGCTTCCCGCTGAATGTATTTACATTGAATGGCCCATAAGGAGACACTGATGCAAGCCAAGGAACAACTCAATATCAAAGGTCGTCTGAAGATCCGTGTATGGGACACGATCACAGGCGCAGAAAAGCAAACCCTCGAGGTAGACAATCTGGTGGTTACCACTGGTTTGGAATACATTGCCTCGCGTATGAAGGACACAACCTTCGGCGCAATGAGCCACATGGCTGTCGGTGACGATGGCACTACTCCGGTTCTTGGTGACACAACCCTAGGCTCTGAGCTTGGCCGTGTTGCTTTGACCAGCACAACCGTTACTGGTTCTGTTGTTGAGTACGTCGCCACCTTCGGCGCAGGTACCGCAACTGGCGCAATCGAAGAGGCTGGCATATTCAACGCTGGCGTGGCTGGCACAATGCTTTGCCGTACTACATTTGCTGTGGTTAACAAAGGTGCTGCCGATGCAATGAGCATCACTTGGGAAGTAACCGTAGCCTAATAGGAGAAACGAATGGCTATTAAATGGGCTAACAACGCCACGACCACAATAGCGTCAGGGATAACTAGCGGTGATACCACGATTACTGTTGCTGGTGCTACTGGCGCGTTGTTCCCTGCTGCTGGTGGTGCTGATTACTTTTATGCAACACTCAACAACTCCAACAACGACATAGAGATCGTCAAGGTCACGGCTCGTTCTGGTGACGTGATGACTGTTGTCCGTGGTCAAGATGGCACCACTGCTGCTGCATGGGTAGGTGGTGACAAGTTTGAACTGCGTCCTACTGCTGCTGGCTTAGCTGCTGCTGCTGAGGGTGAGAACATTGTTGACTTGGCAGTTGCTCAAGGTGGTACTGGCGCAGACAACGCTCTGGACGCTCGTATCAATCTGGACGCTGCACAAGATCCAGACAGCAACGGCTTCATCGTTCGTAACGGCGACCACACATCGGTATCGCGCACGATCACTGCTGGCGACGGTATCACTGTAACCAACGGTGATGGTCAAGCTGGCAACGTGGAGATAGATAACACTGGTGTGCTTGCTCTGACTGCTGGTACTGGTATTTCAATTACCGGAACCAATGCCAATAAGACAATCACCAATGATGGTGTGACTAGCTTCAACGGCTCGACAGGCGCGATTACCTTTACGTCAGATCCTCCGCAGCTAGTTGTCTTTGCCTCAAATGGTACTTGGACTAAAGACACTGGCCTGAAGGCTGTGATGACTGAGGTCGTTGGTGCTGGCGGTGGCGGCTCTACTCGCGGTGTTGTTGGTAAGGTAACTTACGGTGGTGCTGGCGGTGGTGGCGGTGGCTATTCTCGCAAGATGATTCTTGAGAGCGCCCTTGGTTCAACCGAGACTGTTACGGTTGGTACTGGTGGTACTGCTTCCAAGACGGGAACAACCAACACTGATGGTGGCGCTGGCGGAACTTCTTCGTTTGGCTCACACAACTCTGCTACTGGCGGCGGCGGTGGTTTTAAGTATGACGGATCTGCTCCTGCTACCACTTCGTCTATTGGTGGATCTGGTGGCGCTGGTTCTAGCGGTGATGTTAATGTTCAAGGAACTGCTGGCGCAGACGTGGCTGGCTCTGTTTCAAGTGCTGGCGGCGTACCCGGCTTGGCCTTTGGTGCTGGCGGATTCGGCGCAAGAACCGCATCATCGGCAGTAGTAAACAACAGCAATGGTTATCTCTATGGCGGTGGTGGTGGCGGCGGGTACATCAGCGGCACTAACAACGCTGGATCTGGCGCAGACGGTCTTGTGCTAGTATGGGAATTCTACTAATAGAGGGCAATGATGAAAGCACTTATATCCCCTAATGAACCAAGAGGTGATGCTCTTCGGGTGGCAGAGGTTATGCCATCCGAGTTCCCTGTCGCAGAACCTTTGTATTGGGTTGACTGCCCTGACTATGTTGTGGCCGACTCATGGGTGTACTACCCAGACTCTCAAGAGTTTGTGCAAGTGCGCAATCCTGAAGAAGATGTGGAGGTACTGTAATGAACATTAAATCTTACCCTTGCCACGGTTGGGTAATTGACAAGACTGAACTTCGTCGCGGTGAGCTAATCAACGACAAGGTAATGGCTTCCAATTATTTTACGGTTGAGGCTGATGGCTCGATTAAAGATGCTGGTGTATATCACTGGTTTATGGTTCAAGGGCACAACACCCACGAGAATCTCGCAACTGGCGTGGTCACTGAGCAGACTCGCGGCTGGAACACCAAAGACTCTCCACTGGTGCAAGGTGACTACCTTCTTACTGTAACAGAGCCAGCAGTTGTATTTTGTTTTAATAGCACAGCTAACTCTGATGGACTGCCTGACTTTGATGTTCATCGCGTAGCACCCAACACTGCTCACACCTTCCAAGATGGAGACAAGGTGTTCCTGATGGATGGCGGGTTTGTGATTGAGGGTCGTCAAGTTACTGGCCCGAGGTCAATCCGTTTTGTTGGCAGCAAAGAAGTTATGTTCAACATGGATAGCATGTGGATTGTTGTGAGAGGTTAATGTGTCACCTTACTTTACAAAGCTCAATATAACCGTGTCAAGTGATGGGTTGCTACTGGATGCAACTAAGATGCCAGTGTTGAAGTACTACGACGCAGCACAGAAACACGCTTTGAGGGCTCGTAAGCAATTTGATAACTACGTTGCGATACCAAATGCAACCTATGTTCCTAGGGAGGAAGACGCACAAGCGTTGTTGCAGCACCTCCCGAAAGAACTTGTTGAGATAGAAATGCCTGACTTGTGGGCAATGAACATCCGACCACAGCACAGCGCTAATGTTTTACCAGCTCACAGGGACATGACTAGGTTGGCAAGCGTGACTTTCTTCTTTGATACTCACGGAGAAGAGACATCGTTCTATGAGTACGAAGGAGCCAATCTTGTTAAGGTTGCAAGCTTCGTTGCAAATAGTGGTGATGTCTATTTGCTAAACAACGATAAGGTTCACGACGTGCGACTTGCCCACCCCCACATACGCAAGTCTCTTGGGTTTTCATTTGTGACAACGCCATTCGAGATAGTACATGAAAAACTACGCGCCGCTGGACTTGCAGATTGATGTCAATTGTTTAAAGAGCGTACCACTTCCGGTACATAGAACCTTAGGCCGTAGACAAAAGTACGCGCAGGAACAGGCAAAGGATCACGACCTGCTTCCGACGGACGTGCTACTGATAGATAGTCGCAGGGCAAAGGACTACATACTAGGGCAACTACCATCAAACATCCTAAGGCTGGAAGTTCCAGAGCTTTCGATACTTGAGATGAACGTACCACTCGGTTCAATCAAGCCGATGTTTGGAGCGCATGTAGATCTTGCAAGAGTGGCAAGCCTTAACTATTACATGGAAGTCAACGGAGAGAAGACGCACTTCTATAGTTGGCAACCCGGAGAGGCACCAGTAGAGATTGAATCCTTTGAGGCAGAAGAAGGTAGTAGTTATCTGCTAGACGTTTCTGTACCACACGGTGTATCATTGAGGCCGGGAACAAGGCGCATGGTTTTAACTATGAGTTTTGTCCGTACCGATTTTGATACCCTACGGAGGGCTTGTGCATCTTACGTTCGTAAATGAAGTAGACCGTGTTGCAGATCTATACCCAATGGAAAAGTCCAAGGACATTCCATACGGCTGGCTAGAAAGAACCAGAGAAGACTTTCGCTCTAAGAGCAAAGACCCGTCTTGGAAACTGAATTCCAAAGCC